CTGTAGGATATACAGGGGATATAAGGATTGGGGATACACTGCTTGTACACCACAACGTTTTTAAGTTCTACAACGACATAAAGGGTAGGCGTAAGAGCGGTAAGAGTTACTTTAAGGATGACTTGTTCTTTGTAGATAACGACCAATTTTATTTATACAAGCAGGATGGCAAGTGGAATAGCCACAATAGGTTCTGTTTTATAGAGCCTGTAGCAGTTGTAGAAACCTTTATAGATAAGTCCTGTAAGTACGAACCATTAATAGGTCGCGTTAAATACCCTAACGATTACTTAAAGTCAAGGGATATAAAGGAGGGTGACTTGGTTACCTTCAGTCCTGATAGTGAGTATGAGTTTAAGGTAGACGATAAGACTCTATACAGAGTATTCGACCATCAGGTAACTATGAAGCTATAGTATGGAATCAAAAGATTTACGTAAGGAAATTATAGAAGCGGGTTATAAGGCTGTAAAGCAGCTTATTAAGGTTGCTAAGGAGGATATTATAAAGCCCGACCCTATGGATGAGCTTGCGGCGGATAAGTTAAAGAACGCAGCGGCATCAAAGAAGCTTTCTATATTCGATGCTTTTGAGATATTAAAAAGAATTGACAGCGAGCAGGAAACTTTAGATATAGAATCTAAAGGCCCTAATAGAACAGACACTAAACAAGGATTTGCAGAACGAAGGTCAAAATAAACTATATCGTGTAGTACCCGATTACATACCATCAAGGCCGCTATCAAAAAAGAATAGCAGTCGAAGTTGGCTGTACGGGTACAACGAAGAGTATGACTTCGTAAATATTTCTAAGACAGGGCAGGTAGGTGAGATTGTTGAAATCTCAGGGCTAAGAATAGGTTTACCGCCTGCACCTAAGGATTGCCATAAAAGGCATAGCGCAAAATCACAGCAGTATTGGGAGCGTCAAGAGTTTCCAAAAGAACTACAAAAAATAAACTCTATATTTCAATGGAATGAGATGCCGTCACCTTTTAAGGATAGATGGGTTGACTATATAGAGTCTGAGTTTGATAGAAGGGAGGAGGGGCATTGGTTTATGAATCATGGTGACCCGACCTACATAACAGGTTCACACTATATGTATCTTCAATGGACTAGTATAGATGTAGGTTATCCCGACTATCGAGAAGCTAACAGGATATTCTTTATTTTTTGGGAAGCATCAAAAGCCGACAAGCGTTCTTTTGGTATGACATACCTTAAGATAAGACGTTCGGGATTTTCTTTTATGGGGTCCTCAGAAGCAGTTAATACGGGTACATTAGCAAAAGACTCTAGGGTAGGTATACTATCTAAAACAGGTTCGGATGCTAAGAAAATGTTTACCGATAAGGTTGTTCCTATTAATAGTAGGCTACCTTTCTTTTTCAAGCCAATCATGGACGGTATGGATAAGCCTAAGACAGAGCTTGCCTTTAGAATTCCTGCGTCTAAGATTACTAAGAAGAATATGTACGACACTGAAGCTGAGGAGCTTGAGGGATTAGATACCACAATAGATTGGAAGAATACGGATGACAACTCGTATGATGGTGAAAAATTATTACTATTAGTACATGATGAGAGTGGTAAGTGGATTAAGCCGAACAACATCTTAAACAATTGGCGTGTGACAAAAACGTGTCTACGTTTGGGTAGTAAGATTATTGGTAAGTGCATGATGGGTTCTACGTCCAACGCTCTATCTAAGGGTGGTAACAACTTCAAGAAACTTTACGAAGACTCTGATGTAAATACTAGAAACGCTAACGGGCAAACTAAGAGTGGCATGTATGCATTATTTATTCCTATGGAGTGGAACATGGAGGGCTTTATTGATAGATATGGGATGCCTGTATTTAAAAACCCCAAGAAGCCTGTGCTAGGTGTTGATGGTGAGATGATAAGTAATGGGGCCGTAGATTATTGGGAGGCTGAGGTTGACTCACTTAAGGGTGACGCTGATGCTTTAAATGAATTCTACAGACAGTTTCCTAGAACAGAGTCGCATGCTTTTAGAGATGAAAGCAAGTCGTCGTTGTTTAACCTTACTAAGATATACCAACAGATAGACTATAACGACTCATTGATTACAGAGCACCACGTAACGCGTGGCTCATTTCATTGGAAGGGAGGGGTAAAGGATACTGAGGTTGTATTTAGTCCTGACACTCGCGGTAGGTTCTTGGTAAGTTGGATTCCTAATAAGAATCTTCAGAATAGGTCTGTAAGCAAGAGAGGCAATAAGTACCCGGGTAATGAGCATATAGGTTCATTTGGTTGTGACTCGTATGACATATCAGGAACGGTAGGCGGTAAAGGGTCTAACGGCTCTTTGCATGGACTTACTAAGTTTAATATGGATGAGGCCCCTAGCAATGAATTCTTTTTGGAGTATATAGCTAGACCGCAGACTGCAGAGATATTCTTTGAGGAGGTTCTAATGGCGTGTATATTCTACGGCATGCCACTTCTCTGTGAAAACAACAATCCAAGACTCTTGTATCACTTTAAGAACAGAGGTTACAGAGGGTACTCAATGAATAGGCCTGACAAGGTTTTTAATAAGCTTTCAAAAACAGAGAAAGAGCTAGGAGGAATACCTAACTCGTCTGAGGATGTAAAGCAATCACACGCTTCAGCTATTGAGTCTTATATAGAGAAGCATGTAGGTATAGATATGAGTGGCGCATATAGAGATTCTGATGAGATGGGCTCAATGCCTTTCGCTAGAACTCTTGAGGATTGGGCTAGGTTTGATATTAACAATAGAACAAAGTTTGATGCTTCGATTAGCTCAGGGTTAGCTATTATGGCCAATCAGAAAAGCTCGTATCAGCCCGAACAAAAACAGTCAAAAATAAGTGTTACCTTTGCTAGATACAATAACAAAGGGTCAATCAGTGAATTACTAAGATAGATGAAAGAGGTAAATGTAAACATATCGGCTGCAGGTTTTCCTAGTCAATTTGTTTCAGATGCAGAAAAAGCAACTGAAGAGTTTGGGATACAGATAGGTCAAGCAATACAGTACGAATGGTTCAAGAGAGATGGTAATTCATGTAGATACTACGACCAATGGAGAGACTTTCACAGGCTAAGGTTATACGCAAGGGGTGAGCAGTCTGTTGCTAAATATAAGACTGAGCTTGCTGTCGATGGTGACCTTTCATATTTAAACCTTGATTGGACTCCTGTACCTATCCTACCTAAGTTTGTAGACATCGTTGTTAACGGAATGTCTGACAGACTTTTTAAGGTTAAGGCTTATGCTGAGGACGCAATATCACAAGAGAATAGAAGTAAGTTTCAAGAAATGATTCAAGGGCAGATGGTTGCTAAACCAATCCTTGAGACGATACAGAAGAATACAGGCATGAATCCGTTTACAATGAATCCGGATGACTTACCTGAAAATGATGAGGAACTTTCATTATACATGAACCTCAACTACAAGCCTGCTATTGAGATAGCAGAGGAAACAGCTATTGACACTTTATTTTCAGAAAACAAATATGTAGACCTTCGTAAAAGGTTTGACTATGACTTAACGGTATTAGGTATTAGTGTTGCAAAGCACGAGTTTTTACCGGGAGCAGGAGTAAAGATAAGCTATGTAGACCCTGCTAATGTAGTGTATAGCTATACTGAAGACCCACACTTTAAAGATTGTTTTTATTGGGGTGAGATTAAAACCGTTCCAATTATAGAGCTAACTAAAATAGACCCTACACTTACTAATCAAGACCTTGAGAAAATTTCTCAGTATAGTCAAAGTTGGTATGATTATTATAACACCGCACAGTTTTATGAGAATGATATTTTCTACAAAGACACTGCTACGTTAATGTACTTTAATTATAAAACAACTAAAAAAATTGTTTATAAGAAAAAGAACTACGACAATGGAAGTTCTAAGATGATTGAAAAGGATGACCAATTCAATCCTCCTGTAGAAATGATGGAAGAAAACAGCTTTGAAAAAGTTGAAAAAACAATTGACGTTTGGTATGAGGGTGTTATGGTTATGGGTACAAACATTTTACTTAAATGGGAGATGGCTGAAAACATGGTTAGACCTAAATCAGCAAGCCAACACGCGATACCAAATTACGTAGCTGTAGCACCAAGAATGTATAAAGGGAATATTGAATCATTAGTAAGAAGAATGATTCCTTTTGCTGATTTGATTCAGGTTACACATTTAAAACTACAACAAGTAATATCAAGAACAGTGCCTGACGGTGTTTATATAGATGCTGATGGTTTGAACGAGGTTGACCTTGGTACGGGTAGTGCGTATAACCCTGAAGATGCTTTAAGGCTATACTTCCAAACAGGTAGTGTAATTGGTAGAAGTTATACTCAGGATGGTGATTACAATCAAGGTAAAGTACCTATACAGCAGTTAACGTCAAATTCAGGGGCTAGCAAGGCTCAAATGCTTATTGCTAACTATAACCATTACTTGGGAATGATACGTGCTGTAACAGGCTTAAATGAAGCGAGAGACGGTTCTACGCCTGACCCTAACTCTTTGGTTGGGGTTCAGAAGTTAGCAGCGTTA